CCCACCCCCGAAAGGGTGGGCAATACTCCATCTGGATGTACCAACTCCAGATAGGTGGTGGGCATCAATCCCTAGGGAGTCTCCTCTTAGGCTCCTGATGAAGATTTATTCCTATTATGGTTACGTGTTATCATAACCGAAAGTTTATGACTAGATGTTAGGGCTTACACCCCTCCACCTAGTAAAAACCATGCGGACTATAATAATGATCTTCTTGCTCATTTCATGGATGAAATGATCGAAAATCTCGTCCCCATAAGGACCCACATTAGTAAATATAAGAAAGTAACTAAAAATTTAAATTTAAAATTAACTTTCGATATAACTAAGTGAGTTGCAAAGTATCTCATCGAAGTCAATCCAAAACATTGAAAAGATCTCGAGAGATTCTTCGCTAGGATAAATCATTGGATGGTCATTCATGGACCAGAATGAACTATCAAAAGAATTAAATTAATAAGACTAATGATGGTTCAATATTTGGCTGGAAATCCACTTAATAAAGTGGAAATCAAGACAAATAGTTTTGGTCTTCCGAGTGATCTCCCCTTTATGAGGGAAGTCATTAATAAAAATCCAAAATATTTAAGATTAGTTTTCACTATCCTAACTGTTTCGAGATTAATAAAATGATGACCTTCAAAAGGGGATTATGATCCCATCACTGATCCTGATCCTAATCCAAGTAATAATATTAAACTTGGAAGGATACTGGGAAATCTTTTCCAGCACCTAAATTTTAAGATCAATATCCGTGAGTGGGATTCATTCCATCCATCAGGATCTCGTGGGCCAATGGGCCCAGCAGTCATATCCTCAATGGTTGAATGGGCTCTTATAACACCAAAATTATGAAAATCAATTCATACTTTAGGTGGAAAAGAACTCCAGGCAGCAATTGAAGACATTAAACTGAACCTTCCGACAGATTTTCTTAAGGAATATAGGAATATATTCTTTAAGGGGAAACACAGTGATACATTAAGAAAAATTTCATACATAAAAGATCCCGAAGGTAAACTTCGGATAATCTGTATGTTTGATTATTGATCCCAGTGTGCACTGCGTCCTCTTCACATTGAATTGTTTAAGGTGTTACAGCAGTTTCCCGCTGATTGTACCTTTAATCAATCCAAAGGGTTAAAATCTGAAGGACCACATTACTGTTTTGACTTATCATCAGCAACTGATAGATTTTCAGCTCTTTTACAGAGAGAATTTCTATCTGTTGTTATTGGTGAGGACAAAGCAGCAGCATGGTATGATATTATGACTCAATATGATGTATTAACTCCAGAAGGTAGTACAGTGAAATATAACACTGGACAACCTATGGGAGCATACTCAAGTTGAGCTGTATTCACACTATGCCATCATATGATAATACAACATTGTGCAAAACTTTGCTATCCTAAGATATCAAAAGTTTTTACAAAATATGCATTATTAGGTGATGATGTGGTGATCCACGATCAAAAGGTTGCTGAAAGTTATTTACAGGTGATGACCCAAATTGGGGTTAAAATCAACTTAGAGAAAACAGTTAAATCTGATAATTTAATTGAATTCGCTAAAAGATGATTTTTATCCAAAGATGAGATATCACCTATCAGTCTTAGATCCATCCAGGATACTTTAAAATCCTGGGGGGAGCTTTGAGCTGTTTTAAATAACCTTTCAGACAAAGGTTTCAACAATCCCACCGATCCCGGTTGTATTAAAGCATTATGAAACTTGGTATTAAAACCATCTCAGTCGACTCGTTTGGCTGAGAGAGTTTCAAGGTTAAATGAGTTGCACTCCATTATCAAAAGTGGATCTGCCGAATCACCAGTAGCAAAAGATGCTGCTGTGTCATTCCTTAGATCCTGTAATTTTGATCTTGGATGTAATAGGTACAACTACAACATAGGATTTCTCCTTGAAGTAGTTGCTGCCCATCACATGCAAGCCATTGAATCTGCTTTAATCTCTACCCATAAGGAATTGAACAAAACATTATCAATCCTCCATGGGCATAAGGGACTACAACCAATCCCTAGTGGTATCCCACCTTTAAGAACTTTACATACTCGTGTAAATGATCTAATGGGTGAGACGCGGACAATCTCGGAAATTATCAAAAATCAGGAATGATTTGAAATCATAACCTGTGAATTGAATTGACTTCCGGACCCACGGAGAATCTTATCTGGTCGATACGATTCCTCCCGTGGAACTCCGAATCTCTTGGTTAATAAGGTTATATCCTTCGTAAAAGAAGAATCTAACATTCTTAAAAAAGAGATTGAGAGCTAGTTCGCAACCACTTAGTTACCCAGTCATATCATTGTTTTTACAAACAATGACCTACGAAAGTAGGGGGAGTTGACTGGAGTATACCCCCGTAAG